ACCCGGGATAAAGATGGCTACCTGCCGCCCGAGATAGGCGTCATAGTAGACCTTCTTAAATGCGGACCCTGCGAGACCGAGGGAGTAGAGCAACCGCTCATGTTCCGGGCGGTACTCGATCATTTCTTCTGTCAGGCGGTAGTTCATATCCGCCCGAACCCGGACAGCAGCATCAAGCTTTTGCGGGGTTTCTTCCCCAATAATCTGCGTCTTGACTGGTCCTTGGGCGGGAAAGGTTTCCACAATCATTTCTGACTGGAACCTAACGGTGGCTTCGGTCAGGATAGGGCTATAGACCCCGCAGGCACCTTCCCACGGGTCAGTCCTTTCCTCATATTTCATCCCAAGAACTTCTAAACCCTTCACAAACATGTCAGCCCAGTCTTGTCTGGACTGGATATCTGCGTCAATCAATTCACAGACATCGCTGGCGATGGTGTCCAAAACACCTTCGTCCATGAAGTTTGCAAGGTTTGCTCCAAATTCATCTGGAGACTGGGGCTCATCAGACAGGATGATGGTTACTTCGCCGGTGTCGATGGTCACTGATTCCGGGTCTTCGATTTCAATTTCGATACCTGCCCCGGGGATCATCTCCATCGGCTCAAGAACTTTGTCCACATCCATGATTTATCCTCAGTAGTACACCGCTCTGCGGCGATAAACCGGTTCATCAGCTTCGTCAGTTTCAACTGAAATGAAACCGCCTTGCCGGAACCGCATCAGCGCCTGAGAAGCCGAGTCGGTCAAATCATCATGTTCTGCGTTGGGAAATGACGCCATCTCTTCCACAACCTCTTCTGCCCACCGGGTCTCAGGTCGCCATATAACCCCGGAGGCAAACAAATCTGCAATGGAGTTTACACGGGCAATCTTGTCTTGTCCCTTATAAGGAGTGTATTCAGACAAGGGGATGCCCATCTTTCTAAGCTCATAAATCAACGGGGCCCCGGCTGCGCGTTTCTCAATCAATAAGGTGTCAGGATTCCATTCCTTCCACATATCAAACGCTTTTTGCTTCAGTTCCGGAAACTCCAACCTATCTTTATAGGCGTCCAACAGAATAATGTTGGGCTTCATCTCACCTCGTTTATCCGGGGAATGGAACACCCCCCAAGTGGTACAGGCGGAATAGTCAGCCCTGTTATGTTTCTCAAAGGCCGTATCCCAGCTCTGAATCACATACTCACAATCCGGGGGCTCGTTATCTGTCCAGATCTTCCAAAACTCTCGCTTAACAATCGCACCCTCTTCTGAGGTGGGATTCTGTTGGTACTGCGCCTCCCATTTCCCAACAGGCAATTCAGCCTTAATCGCCTCTAATTCTTCTTTCTTCCAAAAACCCGGCCAGAGAGGATTGCCCGAGGGGAGAATGGCCGGAAACTCAATGACCTCCCAGTCATCTGCCCCATCTTTGGATGAATTCTTAAGAATCTGCCCCGTTAAGTCTTTTTTTGACCAACGAGTCATAACTATGATGATGGCCCCTCCCGGCTGTAAACGCTGCCTAGGCCCGGAGGTATACCATTCATAAACTTGGTCATACACCGCAGGATTGCCCAACTTGGCTTCCTGCTCGGAATGCGGATCATCAATCACCAACAAATCCGCACCCTTGCCCGTCACAGCACCGTTTACACCCACAGCAAAGTATTCACCACCCTTGTCTGTGTTCCACCTATTAGCTGCCTTGGAATCTGTGGACAACTTTGTATTAAAGATCTTCTGATACGGCTCAGAAGACACAAGGTTCCTCACCTTCCTTCCAAACCCCATAGACAACTCCGCTGTGTGAGCTGCCTGAATAATCTTCTTCTCGGGAAATCTGCCCAAAAACCAACTGGGCAACAAATAACTCGCAAATTCACTTTTTGTGTGCCTCGGCGGCATGTTCACAATCAATCTCTTCAACTCACCCCTAGCCACCCTCTCAAAAGCATTCGCCATGATCTTATGGTGCTTTCCACCAATAAAGACAGGCCACACCTGACTCACATACGCCAGAAAATCCTCCCGGCATCTGTTCACCCGGTCATGCTCCAACAACTGCAAAATCTTCTTGCGGTCTGCCGGACTCACCTGATCCGCTACCCGCAATAAACTCCCAATCTCTTCTGCACTCAACATTTCAACCGAATCCCCAAATACTTCTTCGGACTCTTCTCCAAATAACCACCCCTCACCAAATCCTCGACAATCCGATGCATGTTGGACTTACTCCTCATCCCCAAACCATTCATCATGATTCGATACGATGGAGCAACTCCGTATAACGCTATGTAAGCCGTTACAAACTTCAATACACGCTGCCTTGGTTTTGTCAAATATATATACCCCCCGGGTGTCCCATTTGAATTAACAAGGGGGGGTGTTTTCTGGAGAGACATGAATGTGGGGGGAATGTGGGTGAATGTGTGGAGCAAGTGGATGACAGTGTGGATTCGAGCGTAACGGGTGACGGGTGGTCAGTTGCATACTTGGGGGGGTCCGGGTACGGTGGGGTCCTCATCCCTGCCTCCCGTTTACACCCCTCATCGCCCTGTTTACACGCCTCCCTTGTCTCCCACGAGCTTCAAGTGATTGCGTAGCTCACGTCTCAGTTGTTCAGGCGTGAGGGGCTGTTCGGTCTGCTGCTGCTCTCGCCAGAGACCCGATGCTCGTCCGAGCAATTCGAGGGCCTTCAGTCTCGATCCCTCCTGCTTGGCTCCCTTGCTCAGTGTGACTAGCTGGCTCCACACATACCTCTGTGTCGCCGCTCGATCCTCCGCTAGCGCTTCTGTTGTTTCTTGCCAGCCCATTTGAATCAGTCGTGCGATCCGTGGGTCTCTGCAAAGCTTATGGGCGCAGGCCGAAACGATGGGGTCCGATCCTCGGTTGTTGGGGTATGCGTCTCTGTAAGCCTGTCGCCTTGTTTTGCCCTCGATGACGCCCTGAGCGAATTTCAGTTGTGATGGAGTGAGAGGACGAGATTTTCTTCCGTCTCCCAGACCTATAACCTGACCGTCTTGTCTTACTCTTGGGTGTTCTGCGCTCAATGCTGACTGTTCGGCTTCGCCGGGTTCATCGTTGACCCCGAGCGCCGCGAGCCGCTGCCTGAGCAACTCCTGCTGCTCCGCCGCCTCAAGGTCCGCCTCGGTCTCAGCGATCATCGTCTGATAAGTCTTGGATTCCACTATCGCCCCGCTTGTCTCAATAGGTTGCGGCAATCTATCGTGACTGACCCACGGCATCAAACCGTTCGCACCCGCAGCCGGTTAACCCGCCCTGTATGAAAAACCACTGTTTATCCGTACATGCCCCTAAAACCCTCTAAAACGGCCTAGGAGCGATTTTCTCTCCGGCTGATATCTCGCCCCTACCCGGTCCCCGATCGTCGATCCTGAGCGATTTGCTGTATATGCATACAGTGGTTTGCAGGTTTATGTGACACCTCAAGGTGTAAACCTGATCACGCTCATGCTGTTTGCTGTATGTGTTTGCATGACCATGTAAACCCTGATAGTGTTCGCCCTGTAGTGCATTGCAACCCCTTACTGGAGATCACAAATGGAAACTCGATTTCAGACCCGCGAGGAATGGTTACAGGCCGCCGTCGATGAGCTTCGCCCCGAGTTCGCCGCTCACTCCCTCTCTCTTCCTGCCCTGATCCGCACTGCTTGCGGTTTCACCTCCGCCGGTCGCCGGGGACGCGTCATTGGTGAGTGCTGGTCCTCTAAAGCCTCGGCTGATGCTGCGACCGAAATCCTGATTTCCCCAACCCTCGATGATGGGCGGGAGGTTCTGGCTGTGCTGATCCATGAACTGATCCACGCTCACGGGGTCAAGGGGCACGGGAAAAAATTCGGTGCTGCTGCTGCCGCCATGGACCTCACCGGCCCGAATAAATCAACGGTCGCCGGTCCCGGGTTTGATGCCCGTTTCGGTCCGATCCTCGGGTTTTTGGGTGCATATCCTCACGCAAAATTGCTGCTCGGGGCCCAGAAGCCTAAGCAGGGAACCCGGATGCTGAAGGCGTCTTGCCCGTCATGCGGTTACACGATCCGCCTGACCCAAAAATGGGCCTCCCTTGGCCTTCCGACCTGTATCTGCGGTGATCAGATCGCCTTGGAGGGCGCAGAATGAAATCCGTATCCGA